ACGCTGACGCTCATCGATGGCTGGACCGGCCAGACCTCGGCGGATGTGTGGATCGAGGAGCTGTTGCGGCTGGTCAAGCAACACAAGCCGCTCTGCTACTTTGGAGAGGCTGGCGTCATCGTGAAGGCGGTCAAGCCGATGCTGACCCGTCGCATGAACGAGCTTCGCGTGTTTGCGCGAACGGAATGGATACCGTCTATCTCGGACAAGCCGACCCGCGCCCGGGCATTTCAGGCCCGCGCTGCGATGGGCAAGGTGAGCCTGCCGAAGACGGATCTGGGCGAGAAGGTCTTGAACCAGCTTCTCAGTTTCCCGGCCGGCAAGCACGACGATCTGGTCGATACCTGCGCCCTGATGGGCATGGTGATCGACATGGCGCATCCAGGCTTTACGCCTGCCGCGCCTGAACCATTGACGCGACCACGCGACTACAGGCCCCCACCAAAGGCGGACAATTGGCGAGTATTGTAAGCATGTCGCCTAAGCCCGACACGGGCGAGGACGGCGCCGAGCGCATCCGGAAGATGGTGCGCGAGTATCTCGATACGATGGAAGAAGCCCGCGACCGCTCGGCCCTGGCGCGCGACTACTACGACGGCAAGCAATGGACGCGTGAGGAGATTGCGACCCTCAAGCAGCGCGGTCAGCCTCCGATTGTGTTCAACCGCATCAAGCGCAAGGTGGACAGCATCCTCGGCGTCGAGCGCAACCGTCGCACCGACCCCAAGGCCTATCCGCGCACGCCACGCGACGAGCAGAGCGCCGACATCGTAACGCAGGCGCTGCGGTTCGTGAGCGACCAGACGCGGCTCAACAACATATTCTCTGGCGCATTCGAATGCGGGATGATCGAGGGCGCGGGTGCGGCCGAAGTCATCATGGACGGGCCTGAAGACATTCGCGTCAACCTGATCCCGTGGGATGAGTTCATTTTCGACCCGAGAAGCAGCCGCCACGATTTCAGCGATGCGCGCTACCTTGGCGTCCTCAAGTGGATGGACGCAGACGACGCCATCGCGCTGTACCCCGACAAGGGCAAGGAGATCGAAGCAGGCATTACCGGCTCGGAGAAAGCCTTCGTTGCGGACCAAAGCGTGGATGACAAGCCATCGTCCGGGACGTGGATCGACCGCAAAAGGAGAAGGGTCCAGGTCTGCCAATTGTATTACAAGCAGGGCAGCGAGCATAACTACGCTGTCGTGGTCGGCTCCACGCTCGTCATGGACGGGCCATCGTATTATTTGGACGAGAAGGGCAAGACTGTCTGCCCCATCGAGGCGTTCAGCGCCTACGTGGACCGCGAGAACGCCCGTTATGGCGTGGTCCACGACATGCGCGGGCCGCAGGACGAGATCAACCACAGGCGCTCCAAGGCTGTCCATTTCCTGCACTCGCGGCGCGTCATGGCGCAACAGGGCGCTGTGGCTGATGTAGGCCAGGCCAAGCGCGAGATTGCCCGTCCTGATGGCTGGGTTGAGGTTGTAGACCCGCAAGCAGTGCAGGTGCTGGACACGCAAGCCGAGACGACCGGCAACCTGAACATGCTTCAGGAGGCGAAAGCCGAGATTGACCTTCTCGGCCCCAACAATGCGCTTCAAGGTAAAGGCACGGAAGGCGAGAGCGGACGCGCTATCATCGCCCAGCAGCAGGCAGGGCTTGCTGAACTCGCGCCGCTGTATGACCGCTTCAATGACTTCAAGCTGCGAATTTACCGGGCGACATGGAGCAGGATCAAGCAGTTCTGGAAGGCCCCGAAGTGGATACGCATCACGGACGACGAACAATCGGTGCAATTCATCGGGCTGAACCAGGTGCAGGTGGACCCGATGACGGGCCAGCCGCAGGTGCAGAACGCTGTCGCGCAGATGGATGTGGACGTCATCCTCGAGACGGGACCGGACACGGTGACGTTGCAGTCCGAGGAGTTCGAGCAGCTCGCGCAGATCATGCCGCAGCTTGCAGCCTTGCCGCCGCCTTACGCGCTGGCGCTGATCGAGGCGTCCAGCCTGCCGGCGCAGCGCAAGAAGAAGATGACGGATCTGCTGTCGGGCGGTGGCGAGCAAAGCCCCGAGGCGCAGGCGATGGCGCAGAAGCAGGCGCAGATGCAGGAACGCGCCGCACTGGCAGAGATCAGCGGCAAAGAGGCAGAGGTTGGGCTCAAGCAGGCGCAGGCGCAGAAGCTGCTAATGCCCGAGCCGCCGAAGCAGGTTGATCCGTTCGAAGCGCAGATCAAGACCGGCGAGTTGCAATTGCAGGCGCGGGAACTGGACCTGAAAGAGCGGGAACTGTCGCTGAAAGAACGCGAGTTGTCCGTCAAGGCCGAAGAGGTGTCGGCTAACGAGCGTCTAGAGATGGCGCGCATGGATCAGGAAACGATTGCGCGGCGTGACGTAAGCCAGCGCGAGGAACGCGAAAGCCTCCGCGAAAGGGGCTTCCAGGTTCCGGCCGGCGAGGACACGTCAGGCGTCAACATTGCCGAGGTGATGTCCGGGCTTGCGTCATCGCTCGCAGGGCTAGGCGATGGGATGCGCGCAATGGCCGAAGCGCAGGCGCGTCCGAAGCGTGTCGTGCGTGATCCGCAGACTGGCCGCGTGGTGGGGACTGAGTAATGCCAGCAGGTTCATGGGTTGTTTTTAACCGCGCCAAGCTGAAGCTGGCGAATGGGACATTCGACCTCGACACAAACCCGTTTCGCATGGTGCTGACCACGTCATCGCAGGCGCTCGACGCGACCTTCGTCGGCACGTCCACGGACTGCCGGTATTCTGACCTCACGGCGGAAGTGGTCGGCACGGGCTACACGGCCACGGGCAAGTTGCTGACGGCGACATGGACGCAGGCCACGGGAACGATCACGTTTGACGTCGATGACCAGGCGTGGACCGCAAGCACGCTGACGGCGAAGTTCGCGGTGATCTACGCAGACAACACGAACGACGACCTGCTGTGTTTCGTGGATCTTGAGACGGGCGGTGGCAGCGTCTCGACCACGGCGGGCACGCTGACAGTCACAATCAACGCCTCTGGCGTCTTCACGTTAGCCTAATGGATTTTCTCTTGGGTCTCTGGATCGGCGCGATAGTCGGCGTGTTCACGATGGCGCTGATGTTTTGTGCGAAGGAGACTGACTGATGGCGGACAACCTGGGATATACTCCCGGCTCTGGAGCTACTGTCGCCTCCGACGACATCGGCGGCGTGCAGCATCAGCGGGTCAAGATCAGCGTTGGCGAGGACGGCTCCGCAACCGATTTATCAGCGACGAACCCGATGCCTGTGCTGGTATCGGACGCATCAACCGGAACCAGCTTCGGACCGATCACCACTGCCAACACGATCCTCTTCGCAGCCATCGACACAACGGGCGAGCGGTCGATTTCCTTGCAACTGACCGGCCTATGGGATGGCGCAATCTACCTGCAAGCATCGCAGGACGGAACCGATTGGTTTGATGCGTTTGGGACGTGCCAGACCAACGAGATAGCGCCGACCAACACATTCTACGCGCCCGGCGTGATCGTCATCCCGGCCACGGCTCGCTATTTCCGGGCCATCACGAGCATTGATTTCGGCGGCACAGTGTCGGGGCTCTACTCGCAGCGCGCCTTCGACGTGGCCCCGTTTTTCGTCAGAAACACGCTGACGGACGTGTCCAGCGACGTGCGGATGCCAATCGCGGGCCGCAATCCGCAGGGCAACCTCACGCAAGTCGTGCTGTCGGAACTAGGGCAGGTTGTGCCGGCAGATGGCCGCGTGCTGACCGGCTCGCTGACCCGCATCGGCACCGTCTTCATGGTGGAGACGACAGGCTACAACAGCATCTCTGTGCAAATCTTCGCGCAAGTCGCGTTTACGGGAACGGTGACGTTCCAGACTTCGAACGACTCGACGACATGGACGGCGGTGCAGGGCTGGCCTGTGGCTGGCGGTACGGCTTTAATCACGACCGCAACAGCGGCAGGACAATGGATATTCCCGGCGCTGGGCCGCTATTTCCGCGTGCAAGTCACGGCGTACACTAGCGGCGTGATCGGTGCGGTTGGCGTGCTGAAGTGCGCGCCGGCGTTCTACCCGGCATCACAGCCTGAAATCACCATTCAGCGAATATCCGGCTCGACAGTTGTGACGGCGGTCGCTGGTGTTATGGCGGTAGGCGGCAACATCGCTGTCGGTGCAGCCCCCACAGCCAACCCAACCCCGATTGGCGGATGGGATGGAACCAACACCCGCCGCATCCTGACCGACGCAGTGTCGGGCGGCATTGCGCTGGGCGCGAACGGGGCCAGCAACGGCTCCACGATGACCACGCTCATCAGCGCGGCGACGAACAACCTGACGCAGCTCAAATCATCGCTAGGCCGCATCCACTTGATCGACATTCAGAACACGAACGCGACGATCCGATACCTCAAAATTTTCAACCTGCCATCCGCATCGGTCACGATGGGCACAACATCAGCGGTCGGCAACTTCAGCATTCCAGGTTCGGGCAAGCTGCAAATCGAGACGCCGCTGGGGCTCAACTACGGCGGCACAGGCATATCCTACGCAATGGTCACAGGGTCATCGCTGACTGACAACACGGCGGTCGGCGCAGGCGACCTCATAGCCAACTTCCAATTCGTCTAGGGAACCATCATGGCGCTTTTCGATGAACTGACCGAACGCCGCGCGGAGATTGCAAACAGGCGTGCAAATGCCTTGGCGGTCGCTAAGGCCCTGACCGAAGAACTGGACGAGCTGGACCGCATCATCACCGCAGCGCAGCCCGCAGCCGATGAGATAGCGCAAGAGAAGCTCGCCAAGATCGAAGCGCAAGCCGTCGAAATTGCCGAAGCGGTAATCGTCGCCAAATAAGCCGCGCAACAAAGGAAATTTATCATGGCAATTGCACAGAACATTGTCGGCCCCATTGCAGCAGCAGGCAACGGCGCCATCGTTAGCGGCAGGTCAGGCCAGCTTGGCGACACCATCAGCTCTGACCTTCATGGCCGCTATTACGAGACCAACTATCGCGGCGCTGCATTCTTCGGTGGTCACGCTGCGGTTGCTGCATTGAGCGCCAACACGATCACGCTAACGGCCACGACGACCCCGATATTGGGCGTCTGGAACCCCACGTCGAACACCAACAACCTTGTCATCCTGCAAGCCAGCCTGAACTGCGTCTCAAGCAACCTGACCAGCGGCGCTGGTCCCGGCGCATTCGTCTGGGCTCTGTCGCTCAACAACGGCGCCATCTCGACGGGCAGCAACCCCTACAACGCGAAAACCATGCTGCAGTCGGGATCGAACGCCAAGTTCTTCGCGGGCTCCACGGCGCTGACCGGCTTGAGCAACAACCTCGTCATCATCGGCGGCGCTGCCCTGCCATCGCCTTCGGGCCTGACGTACACCACGCTGGCATCAACGGCGCTGCTCCCGTCCTACGTTGGACGTGAAGACCTCGACGGCTTGTTCATCGTTCCTCCGGGCGGCGTGCTCGCCTTGCTCAACACGACATCGTCCACAACGTTCAGCGCGGTCGGACGGATCGCGTGGGAAGAAGTCCCCGTCTAATCGATGTTCCTAACTCTTCTCCAGCAGCAGGCAGCAGCAGGGTCCGTCACAGTCACGCCGGGCACAGGCTCGCTGACGCTGACGGGCTTTGTTGCAAGCCTCGCGGCAAGCAGCTCTGTGGCCCTTGGCGCGGGTTCGCTTGCGCTGACGGGCCTCGCAGCGTCGGCTGCGGCTGGATCGTCTACATCCCCCGGCACTCAAGCCCTTATACTGACGGGCTTCGCCCCGGATGTGTCGGTTGGAACAAACGCCACGGCGAGCCCCGGCGTCGGATCGCTGGTCATCACGGGCTACGCGCCGACTGTCTCGACGAGTGCAGCGCCGGAAGAGGTTCAGTCCCGCTCGCAAGGCGGATTTGACCCGCACTACTACAAGAAGCGCAAGAAGAAGCAGCCTGAGCCCGTCTCCAAGGACTTCGGGGACGATTGGCAACCGCCAACGCCACGGCCGGCAATCCCGCCGATTCCCGCGCCGCAAGACGTTTTTGCGCGCCAGGACGCGGCAATCGCACGGACGCAGGCGCAGCTTGCGAGTGCGCTTCAACAGCTCGCGCGGCAACAGGCCGAGGCTGAACAGGAAGACGAGGACGAGGCGATTATGCTGCTGATGGCGGCGTAACGCTTCGCAACAATTCGAGATGAGTGACCCGCCCTGATCAGGCGGGTTTTTTCGTACCCGCCGCCGGGGTCAATCGGGCGTCAAACAGGACGCCGCTGTTTCGGGC